AGGGTTATGACCAGAAAACACAATAATCTCATTATCTCTTAAATCCCCAAACAAATTAGTTAGTGCTACTTGAGAATAAGAATGTGTAAATTGTCCATGTTCTACTGCATCAGGTATTGTATGACTCATCATTTTATCTACAGATAGATTTACAATGTTATAATCAATAAAACGTTCTTTACAATACTTAGCAGCATATCCAATATCATAGTCATTTACACCTTCAAATATCCTTTGAGATACTGCTCTAAAAGGTATGCCTTGTGTATAAAAAGATTCAGCTGTCACTTCTGAATCTATACCTCCACTTAAAGCTAATACAAAATTATACTCACTATATTTTTTAGCAAACATCTCTACTAGTGTATCTAAATCTTGTTTAAAAGATTCTCCTCTACGTCTATATTCAGGGGCTGTTACTCTACAACCCATGCTAGGTAAAAATGCAGAGCATAGATAATCAACATCTGGTCTAAGATGTGTTTTAGTCTGTATGTATTCCCAGTATATTCTATTAAGTGATAAATCAATTTGCATATATATTTTTAAACTCCGTTAGTACTTTTTCCGTATCTGCTACCTTAATATGATCTAGGTACATCTCTAATTCTTCGTGTATTGTTTTATTTTTAAGATCTAGTGTAGAACCTTCTGTAGGTTTTTCTACCATTTTCTTATCTAGCAGCTCAGAGTTAGCTATTAAAGCTAGTTCATCTAGCGATCCTGTAATTTCATATATCACATGATGTCTAGCATCTGTTTTCATATCTTCACCAACTGTAATCTTGCGACGCAACAGTTTAGGTAAATCTAGATTGTGAAATGTACGTGTGTAGTTGTGTGAATCTATCACATCATAAATATCTACTCCGTACTCGCGCTTATCGTCTCTATCAAAAGTTGTATTTAGGGGAGAACCTGGATAGTAACAGTTGCTGTCACCATAACGATGATTAAAGTGTAGATCGCCAAGTAAACATAAGCCCCAAGAGGAGAGTAAGGAAAAGTCATACTCCGGTGTAATGTGTGGAGGCACTTCACCCCGAATATGCGTAACCAGAATATCATCTTCGACATACGTTGGTAAATTGTTGATCTGCATTTCACCATACGGGAAAAAACAGAATGATGTTTTACCCACAGTCGCACGTCCATTTTTCGTAAAAACATGTACGTTTTCATTTTTAATAGCATTTCTTTCGGTAAAATGTTCAAAGAAAGATTCTCCTTTTCGAGTGGCTTCATGATTGCCAGGAATGATGTAAGTCGGGATAGTGACTGAATTGATATAGCTTAGAAATAAACAGATTTCATCTGGTTCTGGTTTTTTATCAAATATGTCACCAGCTATAATATGAACATCACAGTCATGTTCAAGTTCTAACAGTTTAGCAAACATGCTTTTGAATCTTGACATTTGCCAAGTGTATGGTACTTTTTTCTTGTGCAGTAGGATGTGCCAATCTGCAGAGCACAAAATTTTAGTCATTGAGTATTGCCTTTCGTAGAAAAGTATGCTAATTTAATTGTCTAGCAAGTGAACAAAGTTACACCGTAGGTGAAAAGCTATTGAACACGGGTTGCCTATATGATGTTGCGTTGGCACGAAGTGCCACAGCGGGGAACGTAGTTCCGTATATTTTTGTAACTGGCTACACTTACGTCCATTTTTCTATACGTTGATCAGGACCGCAATAACAAGCTACAAAGGGACAACGTATAGCTCCTGCAGGTTTTATAATATTTTGTTTATAAATATTTCCCATTATAGCTTTATTATAGTTTAGTAAACATGCGCTTGGGTATACATTACCATTAGGCATAATATGTAATCTATCTCTTCCTACAGCACAGTACATTCCTTTATAGTCTATATTATGGGCATCTACTTCATATAAAGTCTGTATAGTACCATCTAATTCTGTAATAATAGTTTTTACTGTAAAATCTCTATGGTAGGTAAAATGCTTCATTTGTTCTGGGGTATAGTCAACTTCTTTATCAGTTACCTCAGCACCTTGAGTGTGTTGATTAGTAATTCTTTGTAGATGAACAAAATGTTCTCCATATAACTTTCTTAAGTCATCCATTATTGTTACAGCAGCATTCCAATAGTTTAAAGGAGCAGATACACTTACACTTCTTATAAAATTTTTATCATGTAGTATTGCTATATTTTCCATAAATTTTTCAGTAGCAAATTCTGGATGCCAACTGGCTATTATAAATTTTTCTAAATGTTTATCTATCTTCTTTATATAGTTTTTGACAGGAGTTGACAAGTTAGTAGTTATTTTAGGTACATAGTTATAACTACTTAACCAATTAATTAATTCTGGCCATTGCTTATATAGCATAGGTTCTCCGCCTACTAAACTTAATTTAATAGTTTTATTACCAAAATAGTCTGATAAATATTTAAAAGAGTTAATATATTCGGGCAATTCTCTAAACATAAAAGGTTTTGAATTGTCGTAGCTTCCGCAATATGTACAAGTATAATTACATCTTTGTGTTATAAGCCAATCAACTTCTACTTGAAATTCTTCAGCTTTAGTTACTAAGGCTTTAATTTTTTTCTTCATACTTTATTATCCATGCTTCTTCAAAAGACTCTTTAGAGTATACTTGTATTTCATTATTCCCCCATATTCTTTTAAAGTAGCTATCATACATTGCAACAATGTATTCATCTGTCCATTCATCAGGTATTAAGTGGCCTTTTACACACCAATGCATAAAATGTGCCTCTTTTAAAGACACATTCATGTACATACTATATGAATTAAGTTCTCGAAGATATTTTTTCATTATAATACCTTAGAATAAATAGCTCCCGATTAAAATCGGGAGCTTATATAATTTAAGAAACAGCAGTATGTGTTATAATTTTAGTAACATCACCTTCAAAAGAGTATGTTCCTACATGATTAAGATTTGTGTTAGGATCTAACCAAATTTCTCCACCAAGTTTTTGCCATCTTCTACAAAAAGTATAATCTTCAGATAAATATCTATTATCTTCTGGATCATGTATTGTATCAAAGAATGAGTAACAATATTTATTAAACTTCTCATCAATATTCGAATCATTACGATAATGTAATTCAGGATATGCTTCCATCATTTTTTCAATAGTTTCTCTCTTAACTAAAAAAAATCCTGTAGACGCATCTAATACTTCTACTGCACCATTTTCAATTCTGATCTGCTTTTTTTCTTGATTAATAAACTTAAAATTAATTGCATATTGAATGGGTAGAGCTTTTTTAGGATAAGCGGCAGCCATAATAGGTTTATCATAAGCCATCATTCTAAGAAGATCATCTGCTTGAAACTCAATATCTGCATCAACAAACATTAAATGAGTACAATCACTTTCTAGAAACATAGCAGTAAGAATATTACGTCCACGAGTAATTAATGATTCATTTCTCAGGGTAGTAATTCTAAAATTAATACCGTGCTGCATAAATGTTTGAGAAGTTCTAAACATTGATAAAAAGAATTGATCTGTAACTTGTCCTCCATAACAAGGAGTAGCAAAAAAGATATTCATTTTTCTTAGTTCATTCAAGTCAATAGTAGCTTGATCACCTTCTACAGATTTAAAAGCACCAAATGATTTATTTGGTGCTTCTTCTTTATTAGGATTAGAGTCTGTATTTGTAGATCCCATATCCGCTAGTGATTTCTTCATGCTAGGTCATCCACATCCTCTTGTGGTTTAAATTCATCGGAGACATCTCCAGCGAAATAAGCAGTATTTTTAAGAAGCCATTCTTTTTGTTCTTCATAGGTTTGACGCTTGTAGATTTTAGTAAGATCAAACAATTCTAAACCTTTTTCTGCATCTGTTAATGCTGCATTATTACGTGCAGGGATACAAGTGTATTTAACATTTTGAGGAAGTGGTCCTGTTTTTTCTTTCTTAACAGTAAGATCATAACCTGAGTCTGGATCAGACGGATTACCATAATCAGGATTAGTGGCATAATCTACAATTTGTGAATAGATGGTAGAACGAAGATCAAACAATTTAATTTGTCCATCTGCTCTATCAATTACATTACAAACATATGAAAATTGTGGTTTATCTGCATAAATAGCATCATCAATCTCTTTAAAAGGATCTTCTGCTTTATTGTCAAATGATTCTGTATCGCGGCTAAATTGTAGACACTCTACAGGCATTTTTTTACCTTCAGTTGTTACTACCCAGTAACAATAACGAGGCATAACCTCACCAATTAATCGAAGTTTAGTATCTCCAATACCCATTGTGAGTCGTTGAATTTCTCTTCGTTGTCCACTACCTGTAGACTGTTTACCTTTTGCTTTATCCCATGCTACCATTGTTTTTCCTTTGCTGAACGTTGGTTCTTATGTGTAGGGTGTCCTCGAAACCGAGAACTCTTGTGGAAAAGATATTTTATCATCCTCATACTTTACATAAGGATTTATAATATCTTTTATTACATAATTTCTTTTTATGTAATTCTGTTGTTCACTAATTCTCCGCATTGAGAGAAGTTGTAAATATTCTATCTTCTTATCTACAGAGATATTATGAGTTAAGAAATATGGATTATTAATATAACTCATTGGCTCTCTGGTTTTATAATGACATACTAGTTTCTCAGTCTTCTGTTCCAAGATGCCTGATGTAAACAGGTGGATTGGAATATGATTAATTTTTAGTACTCTCATTAATCCTTTAGTTGTTCTTGTATTATATAACGGAGTTTGGGCAAAAGTCAATATCAATATAGCTGATTTATCTCTTCTTGC